TTTACGAATGACTCGTTATGCAATAGCTCTCTGGCTCTAGCAGCCTTTTGCTTTACATCCATTAAATGCCTCTAGGCTCGTTTTGTAATTGTTTGATTCTGGCAACATCTACAGCAGTGCCGTATTTGCCAACAACCTCTGCGCCTTTAATTAATAAGTCTTGGTCCATCTTGTCTCGTTCTAGGTCATCTTTAGCGGCTGCCTTCTGAGCGTCTAACTGCATCTTCATCATATCGCTCTCAGCTCTAGCCTGAGCCTTCATCTGCTCCGCCTGTAGGTAGGCCTGATTCGGATCAGCCTGGCCTTGTGCTGCCGCCTGCTGTGCTGCCTGAGCCTGTTGCAGTAACATTTGCTCGATCTCAGGAGACATTGGAGCAAAATATCTGTCAGCATTTCTAATTCCAGACATTGAAAGCATATCACCAAGAGTATTGCGGATATTGGTCATAGTGACTAATCCGTTTTGCGGTCCATATGTTTGATAAACCATCATCTGCTGCTGTAAAGTATTATTCAGGGCAACCATCTTCTGTTCTTCTTTGCCAGTACCTAATCCAACATTGATAGTCAGGTCCATGTCGCTGTTCCAGACTCTAGGGTCTACAGGGATAAACTGGCCATTCAATCTCATGATTACTTCATCTTCAGAATTTTTGGTCATCTCATTAAGCATTAGCTTGAACATCCGTTTCATTCCACCTTCAGCAAAGTTTCTGGCGATAACCTCAATCTGTCCTGCTGCTGCGCTCATAGTCATAGATACAGCAGTTGCGGTAGCGTTCTGCAAGGCATCTGGGTCAAGCCCCATAGACGCTCTTGATACACCTGTCTTAGACTCAACCTGATCATCCATGTACTGAAGTGCTGGCAGAGTAGAACCAGCAACAAAAGGAACAGGGTTAGCCTGGATAGCTCCGATCTGCTTCATGCGGCGGATTGCTCCAATCTCATTGTTCAGAACATCATCCATGTTTACCAAATCTTCAACCACATCAAGAGGAGGATTGTTGGTTAGTGCCACGTTGTCCAAAACACCTCGAAGGACAGAAGTGCAGGCATCTTGGTCATTAAGAATAAGATCGGCAACTGAGCGACCATAGAATGTATGCGGCTCTGGGTCGCACTCAAAGACGGCAAAAGGAATCTCGTCAGCCAGTTCGTAATCCAATACCTTGTATGAGCTACCACCCAAGATAAATTTGTAAAGCTGTGCGATACCAGCACCATCAATATCCATATACATATAAGCTTCAGTGACTAGCACCATCTTCATTGATGGGTCACGATAATCTTCTTCAGCTCTGTCACGATAGAATCCGCTTCGAGCGTACTGCTCCTCATCAACCAGTGAAGCAGAATCAGAGATGCCTGATAATTCAATTACATCATCAAAGTCATAGCCCATCTCAACCAAATCACCAACACGCATCTCGCTTCTCTGGCAGACAACATAAGCATCATCAATAGAGCGAGCATTCCTGTCTACAAAGAATTCTTCAGGTGGGACAGACTCAACACAAAGCCTGCCATCTTCCTCTTTACGGATAATCTTGATTGAGTGCTTGGTGTCCTCAATCTCAATGCCGGTTTCATCAATCTCTATGCTAGTTTCTTCTGAGTGTTCAATAACCTCGATGTCATCCTCATTGACAATCAGTGAGAACTCCATGTCATTCAAATCATTAAAGGTGTACGTAGTTCCTTTCTCATAAGTTTCCCAGTAAACTTTGACGATGCCATTCTTTTTAATCAAGGCATCATGGAATACATCGTTTAAAACTTTATATCCGCCAATCTCGCCAAACTTCCAGTGCATATATCTATTTGCCTGTTCAGCGTTAGCAACATCCTCTGGCCCCATAGGCATAAACTCTACAGGTCGCTCAGAAGATAAAAAGATTCGCATTAGTGAGGGTTTGATGCCTCTGACAATATCACGGACCTTAGTAGCTACTACCCTAGAACGCCCAGGCTCATAACCAATATCAACCTCACCATCAAAGTACCTTTGAGACTTGACGCGCTCAGGAGATATTTCAGATTCAACAAAGTCAACAGCATCCTCTACGGCTAGTGCGACAATAGTTTCAATCTCATCTTTCTTTAATGGCTTTAATTTCATTTCTTTACCTTAAAGGAGTACGGCCTGTCAAAAGTCTTTGTGCAGGAGTTAAGAAATAATTACCAAGAAGCCCTTGAGGAGCTTGGGCCTGCCTTGCGCTTTGCAGCATAGGACTTGGCTGTTGTTGCTGTTCAGCAGCAGTAAATCCGCCAATGCCTGCAACTGAAGGGGCTTGCCTTCTTAACGCTTGAACAGGTTCTGTAAATGCCTGCCTGGCAGCAGTATCTCTGCCACTCTCAACAAAGCTTTTTATAATAGGTAATTTTGATGTAAAAGATGCTATCCTTTCAGCAGGAATTCCTAATGATTGAGCAATGCTTCTAACATAATTTGCAATTGCACTTCCAGTGAAAGACCTGTTTGCCGCCCTGGTTGTGGCTAATTTTGCAACCTTAACAAAATTGTCAATTAATTGTCGTTCTTCTTTAGAAAAAAGAGTTTCCAGAACTCCTGTGCCACTCATATTCTTCCTAGCATTATTCCATGCAGTATCAACCCTTCCAGCAGCAGTTACGTTACCATCTACAATTCCTGCAAAATCATTTGCCAAAAGCACAAAAGCCTCTTGGCGAATTTGATTCCAATCATTTTTTGGCAATGTTTTTTTCAAGGTGCTTAAGTCACCAAGCAAATTATTTCTTGTTGATATTCGGCCAAAACTATCGCCAAGAATTGCTCTAGCGGCAGCATCAGGAGATACATTTAATACGTTATCTCCATCTCTATTGCCAGTTTCAGTAAGCTTTTTGAGTATTCCGTTGTCGTTCCATTTGCGCTGAAGCTCTCTGTATGATTTTATGGCAGCAGCCCAATTAGAAACAGATGACGGATCACCATATAAGAGATTATTTGTTGCCAGCTCATCCATCTGATCATCAAACAACCTTAAAGCCGTTCCAGCAGACCCGCCTTCAGGACCACCTTGTCTTGCCTGATTGCTCAATATTGACCTTTTTGCATATATATTGGCAATACTGTCTCCTTGCTCAATCATGTTTGAAAGGTCATCTAGTATGGCAAATGTTTGAGGTGCATTTATTCTGGAAAAATCTTGTGACAATTGGCTTGTTATTATTTGTCCTGCGTTACCAGATATGTTTGGGTCTACAAAAGCCTCAGAAGCTTTAGCAGTATCGTAAAGCTCTCTAGCAGCTTTAGCCTCTGCTTCCCTCATCTTGGCTAATGATTGTTGTACAAGTGCCCCGCCTTCGCCAGATTGAGTGACTATTGGGCTTTGACCTGCAATCTCCTGTTTTATCTGATCTACATTCTGAACAATAGCTTCTCTTTGACCTTGAACCTGGCTCTGCATTGTTGCTCTAGGAGCTTCGCCAAATTCTCCAGACAATAGTTGGCTCTCTAGGACCTGCTGCCGCTCTGAGCCTGTAACTTGGCCCCTACTAAGAGGTATTGGAGTCGGTAGCTGTGCAGCTTGCTCAGTAACCAATGCAGCCTCTGGCATTGCTCCAGCAGATAATCTTCTGCTCAATCCTTCTGCTACAACATTTCTAACTTCTTCTGGATTTATGCCTTGACTCTCAAAGTAATCAACGGCAGCTTTTGTTAAATTTCCTTGATTATCAATTACAGTTGATCCGCTCCTAATAAGATCAGCAAACCCAGATAATGCAGACACGCTTTTATTGCCTAAAAATTGAAATACCGGTCCAAGAACAGCCCCATAACCTGAAGCCTCTAAAATTCTACTAAGGTTTATAGGGCTTCTTAATTCTCCGCCGCGAAGCTCTGGACCAGCTAGTAATTGTGATGCAGTCTCAGTTAATCCAGCCTCTGTTGCTGATAGAGCAGAAGCCCCAAGTAATCCTTCGCCAAATAAAGGAGCTAACTTAGCCCCAACAGTGGCCGCTCCGCTTACCTGTGCTGCGGTAGGAACATCAAGGCCTCTTGGGTTTGGATAAAAAGATATGGTTCTTGGATCATCTTGTGTGCCAACTCTCATGTTGACAACAAGATTATTAAACTCATCATAACCAAAAGAAGCCTTATCAGTCATGTCTGATATTGTCTCTATGATTCTTTGATTATCAATGGTTGTTGTTAGAAGTCCTGCTAATCTAGCCTTGTTACCTGCACTTAACGGCAATTGGTCTAAAGTAACACCCTGGCCAAGAGTGGGTATATCTTCACGCTTGTTTTGAGATGTGATCCAGTTTGCAATATTTCTTGGAGCGTTTACCACGCTCTGCAAAAGACCTGATGGCTGGTCAATATCAACAGGCTGTCCAGCTTCAAGCTGCTCTTGAGTATAAGAAACAGGCCTGCCGCCAACAGAATATTCAACAGGTGTAGTTTGCTGCTGCTGAGATGACGCTTGTTCTTGCTGGGGAAATGAAATTAATGCCTGTCTTTGGGCGAGCATATATCCTTCATTGCTTTCTGGGCCTTCTACTTCAATTTCAGCTATTCTTCCGTCAGCTAACTCAACTCTATATGTAGCCATTTTATGGAAGCACCCTAACGCCTGAAACGCCCGGAAGAAGGTTTGTGTTTAGGTTCTGCACTTCATCAAGCAATCCTTGTTCTTCTGCTTCTGCGGTTCTTCTTAAATAATCGGTGATATATTGGTCATATCTTATTCCACTGGTCAATGTTTGAGCTTGTTCTGATAAAAACTCTCTAAGCTTTCTTTGAGCTGCTTGTTTTTTAACAATTTGATCTCTTACTACTTCTGGAGGTGCGTTTGTGTCTATAGCTGTTGACAAAGCAAGGTTCAATTCAGAAGCACTTAATGCACCAAATGTTACAGAGGCCACAACCCCTAATCCTAATTGGTTTGCCAATGACCTTATTTGTGCGGTTTCAGCGTTCATCGCTGGGAAGAAATTTCTAATAAATCCTGTCTGCGCCCCAGCATCTAGCTCTGAAAGCATTTGACTATAAATTGAAGATTGTTTGTCCAATTCTTGTATTGTATTAAATACGTCTACACCTTTGTCTCTTGCTTGATTAATTTGGCCTTCTGCGGAAACTCTTTCAAACTGTTGAGAAGGAGTTTCTGAGAAAGCTCCCTCAATATCTTGACGCTCTCCAGTTTGGGTTACGATATATACTTGCCCATTTTCTGGGTCTACTCTTGGTATACCAACCGGCTTCCTTCCTCCTGTAGCTTGGTAATCAGGGGATAAGTATTCAGCAGCCAATGTTGCTACCATGCTTGGGTCTGCATTCTCAAGAATGTCAGCCTCACGATTCATGCCTAAGTCTCTTAATGTTTGTATCGTTCTGTTTTTAGTAGATTGAGCCATTTCTAAATATTGTCTCTGCTCAATTCTATTGGCAGCCTGTTGCATGAGTGCTTGATTAGGATTCATTGACATTCCGCCAAAACCTATGGCCAGGGTGTCAAGAACATTTGGGTTAGATAAGAAACCGCCAATGCTGCCAAGAATTCCCTGCATTCTTGAGCGTAACCCACTAGGCTGTTGTGGTGAAGAAGGTTGTGCTTGAGCAGCTTGTAATCCTACGTCTGGAAGGTTAGACGGATTTAATGTTCCGGGCATGGGCATTCTTAAATTTTCCATTCCTCCGCCCGGCATAGTCAGCAAGCCCAGATTGCTTGGTATGTTATACCCAACAGGTAAGGAGCCTTGGACAGTAATTGCCCCTGACGGCCTGCTTCTCAAGCTTGGCATTCTTGGGTTGAAATTGTAATCACTTATGCCGTTAGCCATTATTAACCTCCTGGTGTTCCTATTGCGGTCTTCCAAGAAATGAACCAGCTACACCAGCACCCAAGCTTAGGTAGTCAAACAGTCCAGGTTTTCTTGTTTGTGTCTGCGTCTGTGCGGCAGTCTGAGAGCCACCAAACGCTCCAAGCTGAGTACCAATAGCTTGTTGTGGTGCGCCTACAAAGCCGCCAAATTGCGCTCTAGCTGCATCAATGAGTGCCTGCTGCTGTTGCTGTCTAATTGCGCCCTGTAGTGAAAGATTCTGTTGAACCTGCTGACCCATACCAAAGCCAAGGTTAGCAAGGTTGCCTAGCTGCTGTGCTGCTCCTAGTCTGTACTGTGCGCCACCTAAACCAGCTTGCTGATTAGCTAATGCAGCTTGCATGGCTGCCTGTTGGTTGGCTAAGTTAGCCTGTTGCTGTAACTGGGCAGAAGTAGTTCCTGCTGACAATCCAGCTTGCTGGTTGGCTAGTGCGGCCTGCATACGAGAACCAATATCCTGCTGTGCAGCTTGTTGAGCCTGAGTAAATCCAGCCTGACGTAAGCCAGCAGATGATTGAGCTAACTGCTGCGCAACATTGCGGCCAAGTTCAGCTTCAGTTACAGCCTGTCGAGAACCGCCAAAAGCTCTAGCAGCTTGAGCCTGTGCGCCTAGCTGATTCATACCCATCTGTGCGCCTCTAAGGATATCAGCCTCATTAGCTCTGATAACTTGCTCGGTGTACGGATTAACGTACTGGTTCAGATTGGTAGCTGCTAACTGACCAGCCTGAACATTTTGCGCAGTAATCGGGCCTACTTGACCAGTTTGTGCTGCCTGTACCTGTTGTGGGTTGTATCCCATACCAGCAGCAGTTCCCATAGCAGCCGCGCTAAGTGCTTGAGGTACGGCAGTTGTAATAGATTGTCCAGTTCCACCAGCCATATTTTAGTACCCGAAGTAATCTGAATAGTTAGATAAAGCTCTTGTAGCAGTTTTATTTGTAGTTACAGGAGTTGGAATAACTACTGGTTGTGAAATCGGCGCAGCCATTGGTTGTGAAATCGGCGCAGCCATAGGAGTAGGTGGAGAAATAACAGGAGCCGTAGCATAAGTTGCCTCGTCTGCCATACGCAAAGCTTCTTCAATATCTGGCCCAAGATCATAACCGCCATAAACCATTGGAGTGCTAATAATGTTCATCCCCCGTGTCGGTCTTGTTGATGCCGGCGTTGGTCGGTCATAGGGATCAACAAAGTTCTTCATGATTTGTCGATATTGACCGGGCCTTCGAGCCTGCAATTCTGCAACAGCCTGCTCATATAGTGGGGCTGAAGAAAATCCCATCATGCCGCCACCAAAGTCTTGAGCCTGTGGTAGAGATGCAGAAACATTCATTGATGGGGCTAATCCGAAAGCGGCAGCTTGGTCTTGGGCAGCTTGCATAGCCTGAACCTGTGATGGGTCAAATGCAGCTACTTCTGGACCAAAATAAGGGACAAAGCCAATACGGGAAATATCTCTAGCTTGTGCTAGGTTTGCTCTTGAAGCATCTTCAATGTACTTAGGAACTTGTACTTGGGTAGTTTGTGATCCGCCTTTTCCGCCACTCATATGTCTTTACTCAATGTTGTCAGTATAGGTTTCCAGCCAAAATTCTTTAATGCCTTTTCCCAGCCCCTACGCCCTGCAAGCGTTAAAGCTGTGCATCCTTGTTGCTTCCCCCATCCGATAACATCAGAGTGCATATCGGTCAACTGCTCTAGCTTGCCTCCTGCTAGAAATATGTGAAGGACTGTCTTTCTTGGATATTTTATTATTTCAGTTACCAAGCATCCTTCAGGTGCGGGCCATAATTGCATCCGCCCCTCGATTATACCATGAAATACGTCAATTGTTTCATGCGTTCCGCCAGAATATTCAAGCGCATCATCAATCCACTTTTGGCATCGTTTAAACTCATCAACCATGTATTCTTGTAATTGCGAGTGTTGTTGATGGTGCTGCTGGAGCGAATGCTGTGGCGGCTGTTGCATCTAGTTTCCCGTTGGTATCGTTTGTTGCCCACATGACTTGCAGGTAATCGCCAGCGTTTAATTCAAATATAGCTGTTCTGGCAACAACAAGGATTGTGCTATTTTGTTTAATAGAGTTCAACATTGTGCTGCCAGTAACATCGATTCCGTTTACTCTTGGCCAAAAGTAAAAATCAATTGATGATGATGTGCCAGATGATATTTGGGCAGTAAATGATATTGTGTATTCTCCAGCCTCAGCAAAAACAATCTTGGTCGGGTCTGTACCATCTAGGCTAATACCAACAGCATTCGTTGGCGAGTCATACTGAACAGCATACGCAGTATCAGCGGCAGCAGCAGTAACGTCAGTAGATCGAGTAAAATTGGCATGACCATCCTCCAGGACTATCTGAGTCCACGCTCCATCCTTAGAGACAACAGGGTACTTGTTCTCCCTGTCCCACATAATAATTCCATCCTCAGCCGCGCTATCGCCTGTAAGCAGGTCAGCAAGCTTGCTCCGAGTTCGGATTAGGTAAGAATAGATTCTGGTTGCCCATGTATCTAATGAGCCGCCAGCAGGTACAGGTGGCTTTTCGCTCAACGCCTACCGCCTTGAACTACATCAATCCTGTTTACACCAACACGCCAATCAGCAAGCCTTTCACCCTCAACTCTAATTCTTAACTGTCTGCCGGTAAGCCTCAAGCTGGTAGGATTAGACATTGTGAATGGTCCATATGACCTTTCGGTATCATTCGGGTGGAATCGAGTCTTGAAGGTTGCGCTGACATCACCCTGGGTGCGCTCATCTGGAATCATCTCAGTCACCGAAGCAACATTATCGCCGGTTCCAATCATTATTGGACCAGACTCAGCGTAGGGTGTTAATGATTCATAATCAAAACCATACTCATGGTCATAAAGATGGTAGTTATCAGCAGATGCCCAGATTGGTCTTTGTAATGCTCCATGATCAACGCCAGAGGTTCTAGCAAGTTCCCCAATGGCCCATGTGTTCTCAGTGTAATTATAAGATATATACTTATTGCATTCTCCGCTTGAGCCGGATGGATAAAACCACCAAACCTCGCTATTTCTTGCGTTGCTGACAGCCCAAACCTTGCTGATCTGATTAGAGTTAATGTCAGAGAATACATAGTCAGAAACGCTGCTAGGGAGCTTCTGGACCTCACCTCCGTTATACAGGAAGAATGAGTTTCTACCCATCCAAGCTGCGCCAGTGCCAATACTTGCGACAGCCTTCTGCGAAATGATTCCACAAGATGAGCCTACACGCTCAATACCATAAACGTATGGTGGGCCTTGATAAGTAGCAGCATGAGCATCAATAGTTGTCAGGATGAGAGTCTGTCCCCTAACCCTGATTGCGCACATAATCTCGCCTTCAGTCTGAAGCTCAAGATCGCCAGCCTCATTAGTCGCGGATGGAGTCCATGTGGTGTTATCTTCTTTATCTGACCACTGTACAAGTCTAGGATTTCCGCCAGCACCTAAAGCAAATAAGAACCTTTCCTCAGTCACTATAATAGAGCGATTGCTTGTTGGAGCATTGGTAACAACGGCGGCAGGTGTTCCTGTATTAAGCTGCCACTCATATATCTTTCCATCATCGACAGTGCATCCTACAAGGTACTCGCCCCAGTTATCTAATGCCCAAGTGGTTACTAGCTGCGGAGATGTTGTCTCAAGTCTAGGCGTTCCGTAATACTCTTGACCATATAATCCACCACCATAGCCAGAGCTTATTGGAGAATCTTCAGTGCCAGTAGTGAATCCTGTTGGAGTGATGTCATATCTAATGCCAGCTTGATTCCATACATAAAGCTTCTCATAGGTTCCGCCAGCAATATACTTGTCATCAGAGTTATCGGTCCAAGAAAGCATACCTCTGACTGAGGCGGCAGAAGCAGTCTGACTCCTAACAGTCCATCCGCCAACAGGCCGCATAGTTCCATCAATCCATCTTACTAAGTTGGAATCTCGCCATCTATTGGCCGACTGAAGGTCAGTTCCATTGCGATAAATCCCAGACTCGATCTGAAGCGGAATTAGGGCCATATATCTATCTCTCTGTGATACTAGGAGTGCTAGATAACTCTTGTGGTACTGTAGTTTTAGCCATTATAATTTCTCCATCAATTCAGCTAATCTAGCCTTATCAGCATCAGATACTTTCTTGCCTTCAATCATTCTAGGTACTTTAACTGTCTTAGGCTGTGTAATCGGGAATTTCTTGTGAGTAGTATTACAGATGTCACAGATGCCATTACCATCC